TCTGGTTTGTTCAGTGCTGTGTTAGCGTTTTGGTTTGGAAATAGAGCAATCTCTAAATATGCGGGGAAATAATTATGGGATACAAGTTAGGAAAGCGAAGCCTATCAAGGCTAGAAGGTGTCAACGAAGAACTGGTAACGGTCGTGAAGTACGCTATCGGCGTTACGAAGCAGGACTTCAGTGTGATTTGTGGTCTGAGGACAATAGAAGAACAGAGGGCGTTGGTCGCAAAAGGGGCCTCGCAAACCCTAAAGTCAAAACACATTGACGGCAATGCCGTTGATCTGATGGCTTACATTGATGGTGGCCGGTGGGAGCTAAACTTATACGACGAGATTGCTGATGCCATGAAGGAGGGCGCCGCGGCTGCGGGAGTGAAACTACGGTGGGGCGCTGCGTGGACTATTGACGATCTAGGAGATTATCCTGGGACGGCGGAACATGCGATGGTTTCCTACATAGACACCCGTAGATCTCAATCTCGTAGGCCCTTTATCGATGCTCCACATTTCGAAATCATGTTCTGATGCATGTGTTCGTCCTCATGCTGTATTTAGGGTATGGGGACGAGCGCACTTTAGTTATTGATGACATGTACTTTAAACAGGTAAACTACTGCAACAAGGTAGCGGAGTCATTGGTTAAGAGGTACTCTACTCATGGGATTGGGTTATCAGATCGCGCTGTAGCGTACTGTGTGCCAACACGTTTAGAAGATCCAACGAAACATTCTATCTATTAAGGAGACAGTCATGTCTGTAGAAAAATCACTTCGACCTAAATTACGCCCAAAAAAGAAGAAGGAAAAGACTCAAGCGGAGCGTATTGATGAGATGGTCGCGGACATTTTGCATCCAGATGGGGCTCCCGGCACGGCTTATAAAGATGATGACGGTGAGATGCGTAGTCCTGAACAAGACACAAAGCCTCCGGAGCAAAAAGATTTTATCGATAAAAAAGATAAGGGCAAAGCTCTGAAGAACGGCGGCATGATTAAGTCTAAGGGATATGCCGCTGGTGGCCGAGTTCGCGCTGGTGATGTCCGATTCAACAACAAAAGGGGTATGACGTATTAATGCCATATTTACAAAGTAACATCCCACATTTTAAATGCTGGGTGCGGCGTGAATACACATATAATCATAACGGGTATCACGGGGAGTTCTTACATGCGATGGCAATTGCCGTCACCACCATGCCTAATAGGTGCTTGAGTTTTCAGGTTATCTTCACTGGTTGTGAGGCTGACATAGAAGACACACCTAACGTGCATGGTGGCGCAATGTGGGCAAGAATGCCAATCACGGCGTTAGTGGCGGATACTCCATACGAGGAGTGGCCTATGCCAATGCCGGTACATTCGGCCCAACCTTGGGATTGTTCATCGCATACTCATGCAGTTTACAAGTTAGACAGGGCAACGCCTTGTCCTTGGATGGCAAAGATAGACAGTGAGTTCTATCCTGCAAAGTATTTGTTTACAGTGGATTACACAGACAGCGAGATAGCTGATGATCCTGCCCAGCATAAGCAGAGCCATGTATTGGAGTTGTTGGATGCGGGTGAGTATACGGGTAATATTGTAGCTTTGCCTAACAATCGAGTGCGGGTAACGCACCCTGCTTGGTTTGAAACGGGGGAGGGCGCTCCTGACTTTCGTCCCTCTCAACACATACATTACTCTAAGTCTGACTTAGATTACACGCTAGACGTTACTAAAATCTTCGACAATATATACAACGACGATTGACAACGTCATAAGACGGCCATACGGATATGCTTATGGATGTAGTAGACTTTTCTAAGTACTTATACAAAGTTCTTCGTGCAAGGGAGAGTGACATTGCATTCGCTATGTCCCAAGGTAGCGTTAAAACTTGGGAAGATTACAAGATGCTTGTCGGGGAAATTCGGGGCCTTTCCCTAGTGCAAGAAGAAATCAAGACCCTGTTGGAGAGTAATCAAGACGATGTCGAAGACATTATTTCTTCCTGAACATGTAGCTAAAAAAGTTAAGGACAATCGATCTAAAGACGTATCCGAAACAGCGTATGTTCCCCCCGAAGCTCGGGTGTTAGACCCTTCCCTTCTGGAAAAGACCTTGATGGAAAGATTACCACAACCTACCGGATGGCGGGTTTTGGTCATGCCATATCAAGGAAAATCAAAGACAGCTTCTGGCCTGCATATACCGGACGAGGTTCGGGAAAGAGAAACTGTTGCTACTGTTGTGGCATATGTTCTCAAGTTGGGCCCTTTGGCATATAAGGATCAAAACAAGTTTGAAGGCACACCTTGGTGTAAAGAAGGCCAATGGGTTTGCATCGGCAGATACTCCGGATCTCGATTTAAGATTGAGGGTGGAGAAGTCCGTATTCTTAATGACGATGAAGTAATTGCAACATTGTTGGAGCCAGATGATGTCAGACATGTCTAACGAGGTAGAAGAAGAAATTGAAGTTGAGATTGAGGGTCAAGAAGAGGAGCCTAAAGAAGCGAAGGCCTCTCCTGAACCAGAGCCCGAAGTTGAAATTGTTCCTGAACCTGTAGCGGAAGATCCGGAAGAACTGGATGAGTATAGTAAGGGTGTGCAGAAACGCATACGCCAACTTAACCAGCGGTATCGTGATGAACAGGTTAGCCGAGAAGAAGCGACTAAGGTTGCGGAAAAGCTAGCAGAGCAAAACAGGCAGCTTCAGGCAAGAGTTCAACAATTAGATACTGGGTATCTTAATGAGTACGGAAATCGTGTTCAGTCTGAGACTTCCGCAGCGGAGAAAGCATATCTTCAAGCCGCGGACGAGGGCGATACTGAAGCAATGTTGGCCGCGCAAAAGGCTTTAAACAGGGCTCAGTACGATGAAAGCCGCTTTGCCGCTGCTAAACAGCGGGTAGAACAACAGGCGCAACAACCTGTTCAACAGCCGGCCGCTCCTCAACAACAACAGGCACCACAAGTAGATCCTAAAGCAGATGCTTGGGCTAAGAAAAACACTTGGTTTGGTGACGATGACGTAATGACGGCGTCTGTGTTTGCTATCCACAATAGGATGGTTACTCAAGAAGGGTTTGACCCAACGTCCGATGACTACTATACAGAGGTAGATAGGCGGATGCGTTCGGAGTTTCCAAATAAGTTTGCCGTTAAGAAATCGGGAGGGGGTGCCCAGGTCGCTTCTGCTGCATCCTCAGCCTCTCGTAACACTAACCAGAAGCGTACTAAGTCGGTCAGGCTGACCCAGAGGCAAGTTATTATGGCGAAGAAACTTAACGTCCCTCTCGCTGAATACGCAAAATTTGTGAAGGATTAGACCATGGCTGAAAGAAAAACTCGAGAAAGCTCAACTCGCGAAAAAACTGAGCGGCGTAAACCATGGGCTCCGCCCCAACGATTAGATGCTCCGCCCTGTCCTCCAGGGTATGTACAAAGATGGATTAGGATTTCCATGCGAGGCGAAGAAGACAAAACAAATGTCTATACAAAACTTCGTGAAGGATGGGAACCGGTTCGTGCAGATGAGTACCCCGACTATCAGTACCCCACAATCGATAGTGGGCAGTATGTTGGGATAATCGGTAACGGTGGACTAATGCTTTGCAGACTGCCTGAAGAAACAGCGAAAGAACGTGCTGAATATTACGGATTACAGACCCGAGATCAAATGGTCGCTGTAGATTCTGACTTAATGAAGGAGCAACATCCTTCAATGCCGATTAGTAATAAACGGCAATCCCGTGTAACTTTCGGAGGGAGAGCCTCCGATTAAAATTTGAGGTGCTATCATGGCAAATTCTAATGTCGCTTTCGGGTTCCGCCCGTATGGTGTTTTAGGTTCGGCCGCTAACACCACCGGTACAACTGAATATCGTATCGCATCAGATAACAGCAACCCGATCTTCCAAGGCATGGCGGTTATTCCGTTGGCTGCGGGGGTCATTGACGATCTGCAAGCTGCGGCTGGCGGTAACGTTTCTACGGTTGGTGTCTTTAACGGCTGCGAATACGTGTCTTCTACTACCGGTGAAAAGATCTTTTCCAACTTTTGGCCCGGATCTGGAGCGGACTCTAACTTTCCTGTAAAGGCTTTCTTGTACGATAACCCTGCTCAACTGTTTACCATTGCAACGTCTAACGTTGTTGCTGCGGCAAACACTGAGGCAGAAATTCGTGCTGCGGTCTTTGCTAACATTGCGTTAGCTACAGGTAATAGTGGTTCTACTACCACTGGTATTTCTTCTGCAACTGCGGATTTAAATACCATCGCAACCACCAACACGTTGTTCTGTCGTATTATGGGTGTTCTTGATGACCCAGAAAATAGCGACTTTACCGCTGCTGGTATCCCGTTAATCGTTCGTTTAAACAACCACTTCAATGCGCCGACAGGCTCCATTGCAGCGGCCACTGTTTCAACAACTGGCGTATAAGGAAGGGTATAGATAATGGCTATTTCTCGCGCACAACTAGCGAAAGAGCTAGAACCCGGCCTAAACGCACTGTTTGGAATGGAATACGACCGGTACGAGGGTCAACACGCAGAAATCTACACAACCGAATCTTCGGACAGAGCGTTCGAGGAAGAGGTGATGCTCAGTGGATTTGGCGCTGCGCCCACTAAAGCGGAAGGTGCAGCAATTAGTTTTGATGATGCCAACGAAGCGTACACCGCTCGTTATAATCACGAAACTCTTGCATTGGCCTTCTCGATTACGGAAGAAGCAATCGAGGACAATCTCTATGATCGTCTTGGATCTCGCTATACCAAAGCCCTTGCTCGTTCGATGGCTCACAGTAAACAAGTTAAGGCCGCTGCGGTTCTTAACAATGCGTTTACTGCGGGTGCTTCAGCAGGTGGTGACGGTAAAGCTCTCTGTGCTTCGGATCACCCACTGACTAACGGTGGAACTCTTGACAACGTGTCAGCTGCTGATTTGAACGAAACCTCTCTTGAGGACGCTCTTATCAACATCGCTGGTTTTGTTGACGAGCGTGGTCTAAAGGTTGCTCTTCGTGGTGTGAAGATGATTATCCCGCGCCAGCTACAGTTTGTAGCTCAACGGATACTCAACACTGAACTTCGGGTAGGTACTTCGGACAACGATACAAACGCAATCCGGTCTATGGGAATGTTGCCCGGTGGTTACGCCGTCAACGATTTCTTGACAGATCCAGATGCGTTCTACGTCTTGACCGATGCTCCTCGCGGGTTCATTCACTTTGAGCGGACGCCTCTTTCAACCAACATGGAAGCGGACTTTGACACTGGTAACATGCGGTTTAAAGCCCGTGAGCGTTACTCGTTTGGGTTCTCAGATCCTCGTTGCGTTTTTGGATCTCCTGGCGTATAATACTGCGATACAACCTCCCTGTATTGTAAACTGGGGCCGTCTTCGGATGGCCCCTTTCTTTTTGTTTAAACGTATTGTACAATCACAGTATCCCTGACAGGTGCATGAAGCATCTGACTAACCCAAGACAGGAGATACTCATGGGTAATTCTACTTTCAGCGGACCAGTGCGTTCGCAAAACGGTTTTGAAGACATTACAGTTGCCACTACAACCGGCGTTGAAACCACTAACTCCACATACGGAACAAACGCTACAATCGGCGGAGATCTAACGGTTGCTGGTTCTGTGTTCTCAGGCGGAATGCCCACGTTAGGTGGTCTTACTGTTACGGCTAAAGCCACCTCTGGCACTGTTACCTATGTCGCTGGAATTAATATCAACCCGTTTACGGGTGGGGCACAGCAGGTCACCACTCTTCCCGCTGCGACAGTAGGTGTCGTGTGCATACACGCTCAGTCAGTAGACACTACTGGTGGCACTGCTTTCCTGAGTTTTGATTGCGCGGGTAGCGATGCTTATGAGACAGGCAGCATTATAGAAAGCCGTACAAGCAGCGCGGTCACGTTTGATGTGTCCACGGCTGGCGAAACTTTGTTGAAGTTTACTCCTGCTAACGCCACTACGAACCTTATGAGCATTGGCTCATATATCTACTTCACCTGCACAACAGCGGGTCTGTGGAATGTTTCGTATAACTTCCAGCATCTCGGCGCGGGTACTACAGGTACGTTTGTTTTCGCAGCCTAATGTTTAATTTGGCGGGGTTAACGCCCCGCCTTTCTTATAGGAGCTTAACATGGCTGATGCTGTAGCTACACAAACGCTTTTTGATGGCTCAAAAAAGGTCATTCAAAAGTTTACTAACATCTCTGATGGTTCAGGCGAGTCTGCGGTAAAGAAGGTTGATGTTTCAGCGTTGGCCTCTAACTCTGACGGCACAGCCTGCACTGGAGTAGTGATAGAGCGCATCTGGTGGCAGTGTATTGGAATGAAGGTGCAAATCCTATGGG